TCACATTCTGGAAAAAATATATTCGCATAAAAATCTTCTGCATTATCTAAAAAGATTTGAGAAGAATTACGAATTCCAGTGTGTGTATCGTTCAATATTGCTATTTTCATTACAAAAACTCAGATAAATCAGAATCAGCATATGCTGTTCTCTTTTTTCTTTTCTTCTTTTCAGTTTTAACAATTTCTTTTACTTGAGTATCAACAAACTTAATTCTATCGATTCTAGTTTTAAGTGTATCAACAAAAGCACCTGCTACTAAACCAGAAGTAGCATCACCATCTTCGTTAATCATATAATCTTCTGCACCAGAATTAGCAATATATTTCATTTTGATTTCTTGTTGTTTTTTTTCTTTTGCAATCCTACGAAGAAAAGCATACCAAGTTATTTGTGTGAAATACGCAAATGCATTTGGTTTACCAGTTCGTGTTGCTGCTTCAATATCGTAATTGTTTATAGCTTTCAAACAATTTTCTACTGCGTCCATAACCATTTCTTCACGATAGGTATATCGAATAAAATTTGCTTTGTGCGATAATCCTTCGGCTATTCTCAAGAAACATTGAGCTACATAATCTGGTACCTTTGGAATTGATATATCAGATTTTTTTGCTGTGATTACTGTGTAAACATAGTCTACAACAGCTTGTGAAAACTCTGCATTATTAACGTAGTGAATACTTTTTCTTTTTTCACGCATTAAGGTCTCCTTCATTATTAAGTATAATTATATCACTAAAAGCCTTAAAAGTACATAATTAAATTTTGTTTTAAATCGTAAATATAATTTTATATTTGCTCATTATTTTGTTTACAGTACATCATTATTATGGTATAATAAAGTAAGTATTCGGGGAGAGGAGATATACTATCTTCCATCTTCGGTTGTGTATTGCCATTCATCAGTGTGTCCAACAGACCATTTTGATTCTGTTTCTACTCTATAGTTCTGTGTACAAACTTTAAAATCTGGTTTTAATAATTTACTAGGTGTTAAACTTGAATCGTTCCAAATAACTCGATTATTAGGTTGTGCAGCAAACTGTCCATTATCTAGTTGTATAATATTAAAAGATTTATGTTCTGGATCGTGTTCACTAAAATTTACATCAGTTATTGATTTATCAGGATGAGCGTTATCAATTGTAAAAAGATACTCGCCTCCATGCATTTTTTTATCTTTGCCAAAAAACTCACAACGAGAAAGAATAGGTTTTTCAACTACTGTTAAATGATAATCAAAACAATCCCAAAGCTGCAAAACATCTAGAGGAAGGTCGCCGTGATCAGTTTTCCAGACGAAAGCTGAGAGAGGAAGTTTATCGTAGAGTGCTCCATATTCTGTTAACAAAGTTTCAAAGTAAAGAGCTTTGTGTTGAGTTGATTTAACTGATATCCATAAGCCGGGAGTGAACTCACCATGTCCGTATTCTAAATCGTACAAATATTCTTTTCTTACAAACACGTTTTCGGGTGGAAGTGGATGTACTAAAAAACTCAATGTAGTTTATCCTTATCTATTGATGGAAAGATGAGCACGTTTTCGCCAAGCTCTTCTCTTATTTTCTCTTGTTCTTTAATTTCATCGTCTATAAAATTATATATCCAATCGTTAAGTTCTTGATCTCCCATGGATTCAAATTCTTCTAAAGTTTTACCATTTTTTAAAAATTTACCCATTGCACTTACGGATTTAGCGTAATGCCTCATTATATATCTCGATGGCTGATTTTCAGCAATAATGTGTTTTGTATTTAATAATTGTAATTGATCTAAACTATCTTGAAAAGCCACGTACGGTCTAAGCGCAAAATAACTCATTCCATTTTCAAAATGTTCAGTTTCAACTATCTTCATTGCTGCTCGAATAATAAGAAGATCTTCTTGGCTATCAACTATATCTGCAACTATCTCGTCACCGTTAGTTAATTTAAATTGTTTAAATGATTTCATAATTCAACTTTGTAAGTTTTGCAATTAAATTTTTCTTTATTATATATTCTAAGTCGTTCTTCGCCGTGTAACCAAGCAAAGTTTTTTCTTTTGTCTGTACTAATATTATCTATAATGTCGTAAAGTTGAGTTGGTTCTTCATTATCAGATTTTCGCAATCCTCTCCCTATCGATTGTAAAACTCTAATTTGACTTTTCGACGGAGATGCGAATATTATATTATGCAGATTCCTAATATTAATACCAGTACTGAAAGTGCCTAAACTAGCAACAATAATAGCATTTTTCTGTTTCTCGACTATTCCACGAATTGCTTCACGATCTGAAGTAGCTACACTGCCTGATACAAAAAAAATCTTGCGGCCATCTTCTGCTTTATCTCTAATTAAATCAAATAAAGGCTTTCCGTGTTTTTCAACAAAATTAAATAACACAAGGCTATTACCTTTTTGATCGAGTGCTAAATTTCGAATTAATCTATTTCTTTTTTCACTTGTAACTATATACTCAATTTCATCCTGATAACTTTTTTCTTCACATTCTTTTCTTGCTTCTGCGGAATAATTAAGAATAAGTCTTTTAATATTTAACTCAGCTAAAGTACCTGAGTCTTGTAACCGCTTTGTAGTAGTAACTTTAAATGTTTTACCAAACAGTCCTTGAAGCACTAATTCGTGTGTTTGAGTTCCGTCTAAAGTTCCAGTTGTTCCATATCGATATTTTGCTTCTGTCGCTTTGTTCATAATGTTCATTAACGATTTAGATTTAAATCCGTGACACTCATCACCAACTACCATTCCAAATTGATTATACCAATCTTTCGGTAATTTATAAATTGATTGCCATGTACTTACACAGATAGGTTGTTCAAAACTCTTATCTCTTCCAGAATATATCCTGTGTATATGTTCTTTTTTACAACCGTATTGAGCAAAATCGTTATACATCTGTTCAACAAGAGAAGTCGTAGGTACAATAACTAATACTTTTCCTTCACCAATTAAATGTAAAAAATACTGAGCTAATACATATATAATTAAAGATTTACCAGACCCTGTTGGTGATAATAAAATACCGCGAGTTCGATGTAATGCTTCCATTATTGCAATAAACTGATAATCATGCGGATCAAATGGAAGACTTAAATCTTTAATAAAATTAACAACTTCTTTCGGATCAGGTCGTTCTTCTTCGAGCGGTGTACCATATTTAGTTTCAATCAATTCATAGTTATATCCACGACTTTCAATAAACTTAACTAAATGATGAATGAGCCCAGCTGGAAGTTCGCCACTGTTTGTATCGTACAGCCGTATTTTTCCATCCCAGATTTTGCGCTTAAACGCTGGCATCCATTGGTAACCAGGTACAAAAAAAGAAAAGAACTCTTTTATTTCAGCTGCTTGACCAAAATCGCAATCTACATGTAAATTAGCGTGATTTAAGCGCCGGACTCGAATTGCTTCCATTTAATTATATTACCTATAGTTTGATGTCGCCAATTTAAATTTGATACTATCTCAGTTAATGTTTCTACTAATGTTTTGTAATACTGTATTTTTTCTTCAGATTTTTGTATTTCAGGATCAGCATCGTAATAGTATTCCATATCACCTTTTAATACTTTAAGTCCGTTGAACGGATCTTGTTCCCAACCGGTTTGTTCAAGTTCTTCTTTATCCATTTTACCATTATAATATAGCCATTTTTGTTTTAGTAAAGTTTTTTGCGTAAACTCTGCACGTCTCAGCAATAGCTTTGAATTGGCTAGTTTTTCAAGATATTTTGCATGAAGTAACGGTGTGTTACGAGAATCTTCGTCTAGTTGCATACTAAGTTTGCTGTCCCCTGCCCAATCAGCAAGGACTTCTTTCAAATCAATCATGATATAACTCCATTATTAAACTTATTTATAACAGCTCAAAAGTTTGAAATCTAAAGGTCATTGATGCTGTTAAAAACTCTCCACCGCCTGACGTTGTCTCAAATTGAATACCTCCAAGATTTGTAGGTATAGCTCCATTGTATTTTATATTTTTAGTTTTGTTATTTTGACTATTTAAAATACTCAAAGTAATATCAGCGCTTGAAGGAACCACAGTTTTACTACGATCGATCGCGCCTTTTAACGGCTGATCAATAATTCTTATCATCCAGTCGTGCATTTCTTGATAACCTTTTAAATTTTCATCAAGAATAATTGACATTGATAATTCGCCAAAATCTAAACTTCCACCTGCTAATGGTATAGATCTAACTTTTCTGTACGGTAATTCTGATGGAGTTAGTGACACATCTGGGTGTTGAAAACTTTGAACAAAATATTCGAGGTTTGGATAATTTTCTCTATCTATAATAACTTTAAAACCGGTAGGTTGTAAATAGTTTAAATTAGTTGTTAAATTTGCCATTTACTTTCCTCTATTTAATTGGAGTCTTAGTTCCAAACTTTCTTTCATATGATCGGTCATTTGCATATGCTTTTGCCCATCTATTTTCAGTGAATGTTGCGAAATCAATTAAGTCTTCGATGTCATTGTAGTTCTGCTTAATCCACTCGTCTTGTTCTAATAACGTTTGTTTGATATCAGCAATGTCACGTTTTAGATTTACGCTATCTTCTACTGCCATACGAGAAGTTAGTTCAGATACTTCTTCACTTAACTGAGTAATGGTTTGTGCCTGCTGAGCAGTCCACCAAACAAATGCAGATACTTGTAATACAATTGCGACTAACACACCAATGCTAAATTTCATATTCATTTTTATAATCTCCATATACCTTTATTTATACAATAAAAAAGAGGT